ATACTTACAAGACCTTAAATCTATTGACCTTCGTTATGATAGTCAAAGCACTTATGTGTCTCCAGTAGACAGAAAGATGAACGCATTGTCTTCAAGTTTAAGCTTTGGTTCAACTTATTACGACTACAAAGCTAAACAAAATAGATACCAAACTAATAGTGATAAATATGACTACAAAGATTTTAATATTGACGAGTATGATTGGCAGGGAGACAAGTAATGGCTAAAGCACAAGACCCAAATCCAGAGTTTAACTCAATGCCAGAAATGGTGGTGGATAGCGTAGATTATAACTTATTTTATAAACCTGATAGAATAGAGGTAAGTTCAGGCCTAATTCAATTATCTAAATCATTACAAAGTTTAGTACCTGCATTAACTAATTTTGCAATTACAGAAGAAATTAAGGGTAAAGAAAAAGATGAAGCCAGAGCAATAGAAGATTTTAAAATTAATAAAATGTCTTTTGCTAAAATGGTAAAATCAGGAAAAATACCTGAAGGAGCTAATCCACATTACTTTAATAAAATGATGGAGCTTGATTTGTCTAATAAAGCTAGAAAGTTTAAATTAGAATTTGATACTTATGCTTCTGAAAATACATTAGAACAATCATTAACTGGTGATGCCTGGAATGAAGTTTATGAAAGTAAACTAAAAGAATATTATGAAAGAGAAGGGTTAGATAAATTTGACCCATTAGCATTAAGTAAAGCTTTTTTTAATTCTACTTCAACTTTTAGAAATGAAAGAGAACAACAACACAATGCTAGTAGAATGGCATTTATTAAAAAGAATACTGAAAATAATGCTATCAAAAATTATTCTGGTTTATTTATAGAAGCACAAGCAGATGATTTAAGTACAGAAGATTTATTTAAAAAGATAGGTTTTGAAACTAAATCATTTATGGATTTAGGAACTTCTGGAACTAGAGCAAACGATTTATTCTTAACAGGATTTAAAAAATATTTAGAAGTAATTCAAGACCAAGAAGGATTTGATTATGCACGAACTGTATTAAATGATTTTGAAAATTTAAAATTAGGTACAGGATATTTTGCTGGAGAAAAAGGTTCAAGAAGAAACAATACAATTAGATTAGAATTAATTGCTGAACTTAATGATAAAGAATTATCATTTCTTGAAGGTACTAATAAAAGAAAATTAGTTAGAGACGATAGAAGAAAACAAATTTTAGGTGATGAATTTTTTGTATCATTTAATGAAGATGATTTTGATATGTCTACATTTTTAGACCAAAAGATTGAAGATGATAATGGTGATTTACAATTCAAATATTCTAATAAAGATAAATTTTATATTAGAGGTTTAAATGAAGCTTTAAATAAATCAGTACAAATTACTTCAAGTGATGCGAGTGCCTTAAGAGAACTCATAGATTTAGAAGAAAACAATCCTTATTTAGTAAAACAAAAAGCAATAGAACTTTCTAGGGATGGAAAATTAAGTAATTCAGATTTTAAACATTATTATAATTCAATTGGATTAACTTCTATTTATAAGAAGAACCAATTCTTTTTATTAAGTACACCATTCCAACAATACATGACTGCATTTAAAGATACTAACCTAGCAACAATACCTGGGTTTGGTTTAGAAATGCCACTCTTAAGAGCTAAATTTACTCAAGACATGGTTGATTGGCATAGAGAAAATGCAAATGATGAAGAATATAGAGACAGACCATACAAGTATCAAAAAGCTTTTGATGCTGAAGTTAAAGCAATTATGGGTCAAATATTTACAGACAGTATGTACATACAGTCAGCTTACGACACAATAGGTAAAGAATTTTCAAATAAATATGGAATTGTAATCCAAAGGAAAGAACAATAGATGGCACAAATAATAAATAGAAATGGTAAAGAATATCCATTTCCAGATGATTTTACTCAAGAGCAAATAGATAAATACTTTCAAGATTTAGAAGGTACTAAAGTAGAAGAAGAAACTCCTGAAAAAGAAGATGAGAGAGGTATCTTAACAGATGTACCCACTCAAGCTTTAGGTGGAGTTGTTGATGCTAGTAAATCAGCATTAAGATTAATTGAAGGTGTTGCTCAAGATGGTAAGAGAAAATTTGGAGTAGGTGGTTTTACTTTTGGAGATAACGCAAGTAATGGCTTGGTTGAATATCATACTTATGATGATGTAATTAATAACAATATTAAATTACCTGTATCTGGAGACCCAACTAAAATTGGTGATACTGCATTTGAAGAAATGCTACCAGAGATAGATGAGGCTGACACATTAACAGGTTCAGTCACAAGAAGTATGTCGCAATTTTTATCGGGTTGGTATTTAACTAAACCAGCAAAAGCTTTAAGATTTGCTTCAGGTGGAAGTAAAGTTGCTAACTTTGCAAAAGCTTCTACTAGAGGAGCAGTTGCAGACTTTGTAGCTTTTGATGAAGAGACAGGAAGATTTATGGATATGGTTAATACAAATTTTCCATCATTACAAAATCCATTATTTGAATACTTATCTTCAGAAGGTAAAGAAGAAAGTTTTTATGAAGCAAGATTTAAAAATGCACTTGAAGGAGCATTATTAGGTGGAGTAGTAGAAGGTACAATAAGAGGTACAGCTCCATTCTTAAAAGAACAATTATCAGGATTTGCTAATTGGATTAAATTAAAAAGAAAAGCAATAGCTGGAGACAAAGTAGATATTTCTAAATTAGCAAAAGTAGAAAAAGAATTATTAAGACAAGCTGAAGAAAACTTTACAGCTTCAGGCAGGAAGAGCACACAGAAATTAGTTGAAAGTATTATTAAAGATAGTGGTTCAGATAAAATTTCAGGTGTTGTTAAAGATATTCAAAAAACAGCTACAGATGAAGTTTTAAGTAAAAGAATAGTTGATAATTTTTCTGGCTATATGGAAAGAGTTAGAAAAGGTGGCAAGACAAATTGGAGAACTATTGATGAAGCTTTAGATTTAGGTTTATCACCAAGAGCCTATGCAGATACAGACTTTGGAATAATTGCATTAAACACTATTAGAAAAGTTATTAATTCAGAAAAGAAATTTGATGTGATGTCTACAGAAATTATTGAAAGACAAGCAACAAAAGCAGGTTATGACATTATCCAAACAACTAAAATGTTAGGCCAACTTGGAAACAAGATGGAACAAGGTCTTAAGTTTATGTATGGCTCTCAAGCTATTCAACAAAACCTTGCAGATGCTCTTTATAAAATGTCTGTTGGTTTAAAAACAGGAACTAAAGAATTTACAGAAAATGAAGCTAAAATAACTACTGCTTTATTGATGAGACTTATGAGATTTGATGACAAAGTTGCAACAAATCTAGGTAGAGGTCTTAATTTAAGAGGAATATTAAAAGACAGAAATGTTGATTTAGGTAATGACCAAATATTAGGTTTAGTTAAAAACATGGATACTTGGCCAGGAGATTTTAAAACTTTTATTGATGGCATAGCTCAAGTTAGAGATAAGAATATGCTTTCAAGAATAGTTGATTTCATGTTTAGAAATAAATTTTGGAATAGAGCCAATGAAGTATGGATGTCATTTGCATTATCAAATCCTAAAACACAAATAATAAATGTCGTATCTACTGCTAATAACTTATTTTTAAGACCAGCTCAATCATGGGTAGGAAGTAAATTAACTTGGGGATTAGATGATTTCACAGTAGGAGAAATGAAAAAACATGGAACAGATATTGCTCATACTGTTGCTGGATACAGAAGTTATTTATCAGACGCATTAGTATTTACTAAAAAAGCATTTAATGATGAAGACAGTATTCTATTTGCAGGTAGTACAAAGTTCGACACAAATACAAAAGCATTAGGAGATAGTAAGTGGGCTAAAGGTATTAGAACACCTTTAAGAGGCCTTACTGCTATGGATGAATTTTTCAAACAAATTTCTTATAGAGCAAGATTAAGTTCAATATCAACTAGAGAAGCAATTGAAGCAGGAGCTTCACAAGATAAAATTGTAATGAAATTAAAGGATGGAACTAAAATTTCTGAATTTGATGAAATGGTTGCTAAAAGATTTAGAGCAGGCTTTGATGAAAGTGGTGTAATTGCTATGGACAAAGAAGCTTCAAGATTTGCTAAAGAAGTGACATTTACAAAAGAATTAGATGGTGTTCTTGGTTATATACAAAGAATAACTAATGAAGTGCCAATCATAAAACAGATTTTACCATTTGTAAAAACTCCAGCTAATCTTGCAATACAAGCAATTGAAATGACACCAGCAGGTCTTGTTGGAAAGAATTGGAAACATTTTACAGGTGCATCAAGAGAAGCTGTTAAGATTGCAGAAGTAAGAGGAAGAGTAGCTGTTGGAACAACAATATTAAGTTCTATTGCTATGTTAAATTTAACTGGTGCTATTACTGGTGGTTATCATCCAGATAAAAATATTAGAAGATTACAACAATCACAAGGCTTCCAACCTTATTCAATTAAATTAGGAGATACTTTTATTGAGTATGGAAGATTAGACCCAATAGGTATGTTAGTTGGTTTAGTAGCTGATTATGGAAATATCTATAGTGACCTTAATGACAAAGATAGAGAGAAAGTAGAAAATAATCTTTTATCTTTTATGGTTAATCAACAAACTGGTGCTGAAGAAGATTTAAGTATGGGTAATAAAATTTCTAATATGACTATTGCTACTTACAAATCTGGATTTAAAAATATTGCATCTAAAACTTATTTAAAAGGTTTAGTTGATTTTGTGACTTCATTTGATGGTAATGCTGTAGATAAAAAAGGTGCCTGGTGGTTAGAAAATAAAGCAGGTTCTTATGTTCCAAACATATTAAGTAAAGTATTAAATGACCCATTTTTAAGAGAAACAGATGGTTTTATACAAGCTTTCCAAAAAAGACTTGGTGGTGTTGGTTTACCAAAAACCTATAATGTATTAGGTGAAGCAATAGTAAGCACTCAAAATGGTGCAGGTAGATTATTTAATAATATATTCAATCCAACTTCTGTAAGAACTCAAAAAGATGATGAAGTATTAAAGTCATTTATAGAAAATGAGATTAATATTCCAGCATTACAACCAAAAATTAAAGATATTGATTTAACACAATTTGTTAATCCAAATACAGGTAAGACTGCTTTTGAAGAATATAATGAATTAATAGGTAAATCAGGTTTAAGAAAACAATTAGAGAGATTAATTAAATCTGATAGATACAAAAATGCTCCTACTGAAATAGTAGTAGATGAAAATTTAACTATACAAGGTGGTAAGAAAGCTTTTGTATATGACTTAATTAAGAGACATAGAGATTTAGAGTTTAATAAAATTCAATTCTCAAGCAAATATGTCTCTAAACAAAATCCAGAAATAACTTTAGGTAAGGCCTACATTAATAAAAATATTATTAAAACAATAGGTAAAGCCACTGGAAAAATTCCAAATATGAAAACTGGTATCTATGATTTCATAGACCAAACCAAGTAGTCATAATAGGACACTTTAGATATAAGAAATGTCGTTCATAGCTCGTGTATCGTATACTGCTAATGGTAGTACAGATACCTTTTCGTTCTCGTTTCCCTATATATTATCAAGCCATGTAAAGGCTTTTGTTAATGGTACAGAGGATAATGGGATTACATTTCCAACAACATCAACAGTTCAATTGTCATCAACGCCTGCAAATGGAGCAGTTGTTCTTATTAAAAGAGCTACGCCTTCAGATGCTAGGCTGGTTGATTTCCAGGATGGTAGTGTTCTTACTTCAGCAGATTTAGACCAAAGTGCAGACCAAAACTTTTATATTGCACA